GATGAGCGCCACGCATCTGGTCATCCGCCGGGTGCCTGGCCCAAAAGTGGGCTATCGCTATCAGCCCGGCAAGCGGCGGTGGCGCGGCGATCTGGCTGCAAAGATCGGAGCCTGACCCATGATCCAGCTGCGCCCCTATGATGATCTTTCGGCCATGGCTGTCCTGCAGCTTTTGGATGTGGCTGACTTGATGGAGGTGCAGCTGGTGCGCGGGGGTGTGACCGGGCATCTGGCGCTGTTTGCCGAATGGCGGGCGGTGGAGCCTTTGCGGTTGGCCTCTTTCGTGGCGCTGACCGGGGCGGGCACGCCCTTTGCGGTCTTTGGTCTGTCCCACACGGGGCAGGCTGGCGTGGGTGCGGCCGCGATGCTGGCCCGCGATCATGCGACCTGGCGGTTGCCTTTGGCGCGCCTGGCGGTGACGATCCGCCGGGCGCTGCCTGCCTATTGTGCCGAGCGGGGCATCCACCGGATCGAGGCGCGCAGCTGGGCGCAGCATCCGAGTGCATCTGGCTTGCTCCGCGCCATGGGTTTCGGCTATGAATGTGCCATGCCCGGTTTTGGCCCGACCGGACAGGCGGCTTTTCACCAATACGCCCGGATCTTCCCCGCTTGCACCCCATCTGTCGAGGAGCAAGCCCGTGTGCTTTAGCAAGCCCAAGATCCCAAGCCCGGCCGTGGCTGCGATCGACAACAGCCAGGCCATTGCCCAGTCTGACCTGGAGGCCCGCCTGCGCAAGCGCCGGGCCGGGGCCGCGGCGGATATCCTGACCGGGCCGAGTGGCATTCCCTACACCAGCACCATGGGCGGGGTGGCATCGTGAGCTATGAGCCCGCCACGATCCAGCCCGCTGGCGCCCGCGTCAACGATCCGGCGCATGACAATGCCGACCGGCGCTGGAGCGAGATGAAGAAGGACCGCGCCCCGCATGAGGCGACCTGGGAGGATATCGCCCGGCTGATCCGCCCGCAGCGTGGCGGCTTCATGCAGCCCAATTCGGCGGAACGGGTGCTGGAAAAGCCCCTGTCTTCGGCCCCGATCATGGCGCAGTCGAACTTTGCCGCAGGCCTTTACGGCACGCTGACCAACCCGGCCAACCGCTGGTTCGGCTTTCGCACCAATGACCCGGATCTGAATGCCCATCAGCCCGCGCGCCTGTGGATGGATAAGGTGACGGATCGGGTGCTCGCCAGTTTCATGCCCGGCATCAGCCCGTTTTACAGCGCGACGACGGAAGCCTTTTCCGACCTGTCGGCCTTTGGCAATGCCGCCCAGTATGACGAGCTGGTCACAGCCGAAAAGAAGATCCTGGACGTGACGATCAGTCTGGCCGAGATCTGCTATGACATCGACGGCTGGGGCCGGATTTGCGAGGTTGTGCGCAAGTTCTACCTGAAACCCGCCGCTGCCCTGCGCATGTTCGGGGCCGATGCCCTGCCGAAGAAGTTTGCCGAACAGGCCAGCGCCGGGGCACAGGACAAGCACGTCTTTTACCACCATGTCACCCCCAACGATGCCTTCCAGCCCGGCCGCATCGGCCCCAAGGGCAAGCGCTGGCTGTCGCGCTATACGACCGAATGCGAACGCTGCCTGGTGCGCGAGGCGGGTTACGACGAAATGCCGTTTTATGCCCCCCGGTGGGAAGTGGACAGCGGGCAGATCTATGGCATCGGGCCGGGCTATGTCGCCCTGGCCTCGACCCGGGTTCATCACCAGATGGAAATGGCCACGATCCGGGCAGCACAGCGGGCGGCTGACCCGACCTTGCTGGCCCCCGATCGGTCGGACTGGCCGCTGAATGGCAAGATCCGGCCCGGCCAAGTGGTCTATGGCGGGCTGAACATGCAGGGCAATCAGATGCTGCGCCCGCTGGACATTACCGGCCAGATCAACCTGACCCTGCAGGACCGCCAATTGAAGATGGAAGAGATCAAGGACGCCTTCCATTACAGCCTGATGTCGCTGGCCGGGCGCACCGGCATGACCGCAACTGAGGTGATGACGATCACGGAAGAACGCCAGCGCCTGTGGGCCCCGCACCAGGGCCGCGTCCAGCAAGAGTTTCTGGCCCCGAAGATCAGCCGCCGCTTTGCCCTGTTGTGGCGGGCCGGGCAGATCCCGCCGCCGCCCGATGGCATGGCCGGGGCCGCGCTGGAGGTGGTCTACCAATCCGCCGCCGCTGCCGCCCAGCGGTCTGTCGAAGGCAACGCCGCCCTGCGCGTCATCCAGGACCTTGCGCCCCTGATGCAGATCGAGCCGCGCATCGCCGACCGGATCGACCCGGATGGCTTGATCGAGGTTCTGGGCGATGCCCGTGGCGCACCCGCCAAGATGTTCCGGTCGCGTGAGGATGCCGATGCCCTGGCGCAGCAGCGCGACCAGATGCAGCAGATGGCCGCTACGATGGGGGCGATGCAACAGGGCGCCGGGGCCTTGAAAGACGCCGCCAGTGCGGCGCAGGCGCTGCAGCCGGCGCAAGGGCAGGGGGGGCGGCCATGATCTGGACCAAGCTGCCTTTTCTTCGCGCCCTGTTCCCGTCCCGTGGTGCCGCTGGCGAGGTTGCCAAGCGGTGGTTTACCGTCCGCACGCATGAGCCGCAGCTGGCGCATGATCTGATCCGGCTGGGTGGCATTCTGTCGGCCCAGCCCACGGGGCCGGATGGGCCCGAGCTGCTGGACCCTGCGCGCATGGCCTATGAAGCGGGGCGGCGCGATCTGGCGCTGTCCCTTCTGGCCATGATGTCGCTGACCGTTTCCGAGTTGAACGAACTGATGGAGAATGCCGATGTCTGACCCCGCCGCAAATGCCGCCGCAGATACGACTGCCGCCGCCGCTGCCACCACGACCCCTGCCGCAGCGCCTACCGGTGGCGATGCCCCCGCGCCCAAGTGGTACGAGGGCGAGGCCTTTACCGCCGAGGAACGCGATTGGATGAAGGCGCGGGGCTTGCAGGCCGATGACCCGCTGTCGATCCTGCCCAAGGTGATCAAGGGGCATCGGTCTGCCGAACAGCGCATCGGCAAGGGCCTTGACAGCATCATGGACCGCCCGGCCGAGGGGCAGAAGCTGACCGAATGGCTGAAGGCCAACGGCGCAACCCTTGGTCTGCCGGCCGATGAAACAGGATACGAGGTCAAGCCACCCGAAAGCTGGCCCAAGGATCTGGCCTGGAATGGCGAGCTGGAGGCGCAGGCCCGCAAGATCGCCTTTGACGCCGGTGTGCCGCCCGATGTGCATGGCGCCTATGTCGGCCTGTTCGCCGATCATATGGCGAGCCTGGAACGCGCCTCGACCGAGGGGATGACCAAGGCGCGGGAGGCGATGATGTCCGACCTGCAGCGCGATTTCGGCGACCAGATGCAGGCCAAGATCACCCAAGCCCAGCAGGCCGCAGGCGTGTTCTTTCAGGCCGCCGGCATCGGCCCGGAACAGCAGGCCTCGGTCACGCAGCTTTTGACTGACAAGACCGGCGATGCAGGCGTGATCAAGCTGTTTGCGGCCATCGGGGCCGCCATGGGCGAAGATCGCGGCGTGGGCCTGGGCAGCGGTGGCAATCTGGGCATGACGGCCGCCGAGGCCAAGGCCGAGCTGGCGCGGTTCGAAGCCCCGGACGGCGAATATGGCAAGGCTTTCATCGCCCGCGATCTGAACAAGCTGAAAGCGCTGGCCCCCCGGCGCGAGCAGCTGACGCGGCTTGCCACTCAGTAGCCTGTTTCGCCAAAGCCCAAAGCCCGCAACCCCGCCCGGAAAGAGGCGGAGTTTTTCGTTGTCAATCTTTTTCTTACCCACTTGCTAGACTGATTCGGCCCGCGTAATACTACCCCTTGCGGGGCACCCGGCGTTTGCCGGTCCCAATGACAGCCGGAAAGCACGGCCCTTCAGAGCGAGGCCCCGGATCGGGGAAGCTTAGGACGGGTCCGCATTGATCGGGCACCCCTGCCGAAAACTCACATCCCATCGTCAGTTTTCAAGGAGGGCCCCATGCCCATCGCAACAGCACTTGAGCCGCACTTCCGGCTTACCTATCAGAACAACGTCGCCATGGTCGCGCAGCAGATGAAGAACCCGCTGATGGATCTGGTGACCCGCGTGCAAGGCAGCGGCGAAATGATGAGCGCCGCCGACTTTCTGGGCGCGTCGCAGTACCAGCGTGCGACCGAACGGGCGCGTGACAACGTGGACAACCGCGCGACCGCATTCCGGCGCTGGCTGACCCGTACGGCGGAAATCGAAGACGGCTGCATCATCGACGTCGAAGACCAGCTTGACATGACGCAGGACCCGACCAGCCGTCTGGTCCAGTATTTCACGGCCTCGGTCGTGCGCGGCACGATGGATATCATCACCGGCACTACCTTCGACGCATCGAATGGCATCTACACCGTGACCGATGGCGGGATCTATGGCAACGCCATCGAGGGCAAGCGCGGCGGCACCACGGTGGCGCTGCCCGGGTCGCAGATGTTGGCGGTGGGCGGCACCGGCATGACGCTGGACAAGTTGCGTCAGGCCAAGTTGGCCCTGAACCAGGCTGAATTTGGCATGGAACAGGACGACAAGCTGTTTTGCCTGATCAGCCCGAAACAGGCCGATGATCTGATTGCGATTGCCGCGGCCAGCGGCACCGCCCTGAACGCATTCAACATCATGCAGCTGGTCGAGGGCAAACCGACCTCGCTGATGGGGATCACCTGGATTGTCTCGAACCGGGTGCCGAAGGACAGCACGGGCAACTGGCTTTGCGCCGTCTGGTCGAAAAATAACATCGTCTGGGGCGTCTGGGAGGATATTCAGGGCGACGTCTGGCGCGACACGTCCAAGAAGAACAAGCCCGTGGTGCGTGTCTGGGCGCGGTCGGACTGCGTCCGTCTGCAGGACAAGGGCGTCATCATCATCCCCTGCATTCCGTGATCATCCCCCTGATGTGACCTTCCGGCCGGGGATCAGCCCCGGCCGTCGATCCACCCCCATCTTCAGGAGCCAGATATGGCCGTTGTCCTTTCGCAATCCGACCTCTTCACCAACCCGCGTTTCGACCAGATTTCGCCTGACCCCGCCAAGGTCAATGGCCGTGGCCATGTCATCACTGGCACGGTCACCCATGGCGCCACCGACAGCCTTGGGTCGCTTTACAAGCTGGCCACAGTGCCCGCCGACGCCATCCTTGGCAGCAACACCACCTTTGTGGCCGCAGGGTCCGGCTTTGCCACCACTCAGATCGGCACCAAGTCCGCGCCGACCGCCTTGGTTAACGCGGCGAAAGCCACCCATACGCCCAACGCCATCGGCGATGCCAACCACGGCCTGCCGCTGTGGCAGCAGCTGGGCATGACCGCCCCCCCGGCCAGCAACATGATCGACCTGTACCAATATGCCCCTGCCGCCGCGACCGGCGCGGGCAGCATGAAGTTCGAGATCCACTATCGCTGGCACAGCTGATCCGCGCGACGAGGCCGGGGCCGCATCAGGCCCCGGCTGATCTGAACCGCAGGCCAAAACTGTAGGGATGCCCGATGCCGACGCCACCCATCGCCACCAGCACCATCGTTTCGCAGGCCTTCAGGTTCATGGAGGCCTCGCCCATTTCCAGCTTTGCCGAGGACAGCGACGAGGCGCGCCTTGCGGCCGAGACTTATCCCGTAGCCCTGCGCACCTGTCTGGAGTTTACCGACTGGGCCTTTGCCAGCACCTTCCGCAGCCTGCCGCAGGCGGTGCTGCCGGTGACCGGCGGCGATGATCCCGACATGCCCTATTTCTTCAATCTGCCTGATGGGATTATCCGCATCCAAGAGCTGAAGGATGGGTATGGTGCCGTGGCCTGGCGCCGCGATGCAGAGGGTATCCGCAGCGACACATCCGGCCCGCTGAAGATCCGCTATACCCGGATGATCACGAACGAGGTGCAACTGCCGGCCAATTTCCAGACTGCCGTTGCCCTGCATATGGCCAGCCTTCTCGGCCCGCGCTTTGGCCTGACGGGTGCGAAGCTGGACCGGATCGAGGCCATGGCCCGCGACCGGCTGGCAGCGGCCTCTGCCCAGGATGCAACGCAGGCCAGTTCAACCCGCTATGACGATCAGCCCGACATGGGCGATTGGGCGACCGAGGCCACACGGTGAGCCGGACCCGCCCGCCACAGGTCGCCTTTTCTTCGGGCGAGATCGACCCGTTGATGCACAACCGCTTCGATTACCAGCGGTTTCAGACGGGCCTTGCCAAATGCACCGGCTTTCTGCCCCTGGCGCAGGGCGGCTTCACCCGCGCCCCCGGCACCTGGTATCGCGGCCAGACCAAGGACAATGCGCCGGCGGTTCTGATCCCCTTTCAGTTTGCCGCCGATGATGCGCTGATCCTGGAATTCACCGCCAATCTGATGCGGGTCTGGCGTTATGGCGCACTGATCCAGGTGGCGGGCCTGCCTTACGAACTGGCCACGCCCTTCGGGGCCGATGCCCTGCCCAGCCTGCGCTGGGTCCAGTCCGCCGATGTGATCTATCTGGTCGATGGCATCCACCCGGTGCAGCGCCTGTCCCGGCTGGCCCTGGATCACTGGACCATCACGCCGCAGGTCTATGATCTTGGCCCGTTCCGCGTGCAGAACCTGGACGTGATCCGCACGCTGACGCCTTCGGGGGCCAGCGGGACGATCAACCTGGTTGCCAGCGCGGATCTGTTCACCGCAGCGCATGTGGGTTCACTGATCGAGATCCTGCCGTCGCAGGACAATATCGTGCCGGTGTGGCAGACCGATGATGGCATCAGTGTCGGCGACATGCGCCGCTATGGCGACAATTACTATGCGCTGACCGCAGGCACCCGAACCGGAAACAGCCCGCCCATCCATACAGAGGGCGAGGCGATGACCAGCCCCGGGATCACATGGCAATGGCTGTCGGATGGCACCGGCGTGGTGCGGATCACCGCCGTGACCGATGCGACCCATGCTGCTGCCACCGTGCTGCGCCCCCTGTCGCCCGCGCTGACCGGCCTTGCAACCTACCGCTGGAGCGAGGGGGCCTGGTCGGATGTTTACGGCTATCCCTCCGCGCTGGAGCTGTACGACCAACGCCTGGTCGGCGCCGCCACGCCATCCGAACCGCGCACGATCTGGTTTTCTGCAATCGGGGATTTTGCCGACTTCAAGCCCTCGACCGAGGCGGATGGCAGCTTCGCCTATACGATCGCCGGGACAGGCAGCATCAACCGCGTGATCAATATCCAGCGCGGCCGCGCAGGTCTGCATATCTTTGCCCTGGGCGAGGAATATTCCAGCCGTTCGGAAAGCCGGGCGGCCGCCATCGGGCCAACCACCGCCGTCTTTGGGCTGGACGGATCTGTCGGGTCCTGCCCGGCGCGGCCCGTGGCGCCTGCGGGTAACCCGATCTTCATCAGCCGCGACAAGCGCCGGGTGATGATGGTGGCCTATAACCTGCAGTCCGATGCCAATGAGGTGCGCAACCTGTCGCGCGCGGCCCAGCATCTGGGCGAAGAACAGTTTGAACAGATCGTCTGGCAGGGTGCGCCCGAACCCATCGCCTGGCTGCGGCGCGGCAATGGGGATCTTGTCGCAATGATCTATGACGAAAGTGAAGAGGTGCTGGGCTGGGCCACCATCCCGCTGGCCGGCGGCTTTGTCGAAAGCCTGGCCATGTCGCCCGACCCGACCGGCAAGCGCGATATCCTGACCCTTGTGGTCAGCCGCACCTTTGCAGGCATCACCACGCGGTCGATCGAGGAGCTGGCCCCGACCTGGATTTCGCAGCCCGACAGTGTCGAGACTTACGA